TGTTTTTATGGTTGAGACAGGTTTAGGTGCAGGTCCTTCAGGTTGTTGCTCTTGCTGTGCGACATCAGAACCTTCTTCCTGCATCTCCCCCATCATCTGTTTGCTTGAGGATGTTCTTCCTCACCCAGAGATCAGAAAAGAACCTGCCGATGTATGGTTCTACCTGTTGTAAAAGCTGAATCCTATTCTGGAGAACTTCTGCTTCTTTGAATTCTTCGAAGTGATTATCGATTGTGAAGTCAAACGATATAGCATTTTGGATCTCAGGCCAATCAGATTCTGATACGATGCCTTTGAGGATCAATTGTTTTTCTAATGCCTTAGCAAACAGTTGTGAGAAGCGCTTACGCAATCTTCCCACAAACTTCGTGAACTTTACTTCATCCCTAGAGATTTCTGCAGAGCGACCCAGGTTGAATCCTGCTGAAGATGGTTCTAATCTTGAGATAGGAACATTCAATGCCTGATACAACTTACGTTGGAAGTAAGTGACATCCGAAAGCTCACCGAGGTTCTGACCTGCAGGAAGAGTCGTGATCTCTGTGCCCCGGTTGCCTTCTCTTCTCGGCAACCAATAATCTTCAAGCATGGTCATATACTTACGATCATCACGAACCTCACCCGTAGATGCATCATACACGAGACGATTCTTATGCTTGATCATCATGTCACGGAGATACTGTTCTGCTTTGACCTTGGGGAGATTGCCCACATCGATATAGAATATACGGCGCTCAGGAGCGCGGGAGATACGATAGATGACAGTCGCATCTTCTAATGTTCTTAATTGATTGAGGGGTTTGATCGCTTTTTGGATATATGAATATACTAGCGCATTGTTCTTGTCCATCAATCCTGACGTGACATGAAGGATTGCATCGATTGCTATCCTAACACCGCCTGTCGCAGATGTGTCCATCGGAAGGCCTGCATTGCCGCCTGCAGGGAGGAAGCTCCTGTCATTATATACATAATACTCTCTCTGAGTATTCGTGACAGTGATCCCGCCTTTTGATTTCCTCTTGATCTCACGGATCTTACGGATCTTTCTCGGATCGACGTAACGGAGTTCTTTGATACCTGATCTAGGATTCTCTTCATCGATGATCACATGATAGTACATCCTACCATCGACATACCATCTCTTGAATAATTCATAAGATTCAAAATTAAAATTGAAGAGGGTCAATATATTAGTGAATTCTTCACGGATCTTATCTTTTACGGGATCCGAATAATTGACTTTATCGAGATTGATCTCTACGATGTTATCAGCATCAGTATCGATAGCTTCATTGACGATATCGTCAATCGCCATCTCTAATTCAGGTTGTAAGGAGATTTCTCTGTATTTGGAGACTAGCTCTGCTTCTGTCCTTGCTGTGCCATCAAGGTCAATATAGGTGCCATATGCGCCACCTGCAGCAACGACCATCGCGCCATCATCTTTTACCTCTGGGGCAAAAGATTCGACTGGTTCTTCATCTTTTCTGGTGATGCTAAATCCAAATAACTGCATAATAATGTTTTTCCTTAAGAATGAGAGCCGCTACATGTTATATTTATAACGGCTCTCAATCCTTAATTTTTACGAACCACCAGCATTTCCAGTAGTGCCTGGTAATACTTGGAATGTATCATACTGGAATTGTACTTGGAATTCTTCGATCACATCTGTATCTGCCCAAGCAAGATCAATCGGAGCGATGACTTGTGGGAAGATCCCGTTGAACTGATATGTTCTTAGGATCTCGCCAGCCTTGCCAAACTGAGTGACTGTTGCTTGTGACTTGTATAGACCAGGTGCTCCTGATCCAAGAGCAGTTGTATTTGTCTGATAAAGGCTGATATAGTTATTCCAATTTTCCATTGAATTTCTTACTATAAAGTCTTCATCATTGATGATAGTTACCGTCCATGGAGCAAACACACGATCACCCGCCATCTTGAGTTTTCTTCCGAAGTAAGGTACTTCAATCAATCCTAATTCAGAACTTGGTAGCTGAGCTGTCTTACACAGAAATGGTAACTTAAAATCAGCTACTGGGTTGATAGGATTGCTGATGATTACTTGGAATAGAGAAGGCCTAGCGCCACCGAAGGTAAGCTGAGCTCTGATATCGTTAATATTGAAAGCCATTGTTCTAACCCTCCCCCTTAAAATCTACCAACAATTTCTTCGAATTCTACGCCAGTGCGTACAGCCACGAAGTTTAGCTGGATGAAGTTGATAGAACGAGCAGGCTTAATGTAGATATCACCTCTGAACTCATTACGATCAATGACCTCTGGAGTATTGTTTGTGTCATCACAGACCACTCTGAAATCATAGATGCCTCTTCGACCCTGTACATCTCTTAAGAAAGGTTCGACTAGGTTACGGAATGAAGCTCTTGTAAATTCATCATTGAACTCGAACAATGTGAACTTAGAAGCAGTAGCAATCGCCTTCTCAAGAACAATGAACAATCTGCGTACATTGATTCTGTCGAATGCTGAAGGTTTGGCAAGTAGAGTCTTATCACCATACAATACAACACCCTGACCTGGGAAGTTAACTACTGGGTTAATTCCGTTCTTATAGAGTTGGTCACGGTCTGCTTTGTCTGGATTGAATGCCAATTTAACAACATTCTTGATCTGACCTCTGTTAAATCCTGCCGGTGAGAACCAAGGATCACGAGTATTGTCTGTTCTTACACAAAGACCAGCAGTATCGCCATTCATCGGTACATAGCGATATACGTCATTATACTTGTCGTATTGATACTTGTAACCAGAATCAAGGACAGCATATGATGTTGATCTTAGAAGGTTTCTAAAATCAATTACGTTCTGAAGTTCACGAGTCGGAGCATTTACTGTATCTGTCTGATCAGGAGAAACAAACGCTACGCAATCTCTTCTGTATTCGCAAATATTATCGATGATATAATTTGCTAGTTGCTCGCCATTTCCGCCTCTTCCTTTACCACCAAGAACTAATGAAATATCAATGTCTTCTGCGGATTTAAATTTATCATAGGCTATTGCTAAGTTAGCAACCGAAATATTAGTTTCAGCTGCACCGTCACCGCCACTTACGAAAGAGAATATTTTACTTGAAGTAATATTTGGACCTGAGAAAGAATCGCTCGTAGCATTTGATCCGAGATAATCTCTAGTTGACCATACATATTCTGAGCTCTGATTTAGAACATCGCGATAGTATATTGATCCGCCTTGTTCGCCTCTAGCGTCTGTTGCTCTAGAAAGATTTGGCCAAACTTCAAGAATCTGTCCAGGAATGCCAGTGATAGCACCATCTTCGTCTGCAACAACGATATGAACTTCATCTGCAATGCTTGTATTTGAAGTTCTACTTGCAACATAATTTGAAATGCCAGGTGCAGTATCTACAGAATTAAAGTATTCCCAACGTCTTGTAAAAATATTAGTTGTTGAATTGGCAGAAGCTTCTATAGAAATGTCAGATCTTTGTTTAAATGTATCATCGAATGTGACATTAAAGAATGAATTGCTTGCTGGTCCAGCAACGGTAATTGTTTGGACTGATCCAAGAGTAGCAATCTTCATGTATTGAATGCCTGTAGTAGTATTTCCTACTTCAAGAACATCGCCTACAGTAAGTCTGGTTAATAAATCCGCACCCATCAAAGCAGCAGTAGCTGTATTTTGAGTGTAACCAAAAGAAATATTTGCTACGCTAGATCCAACTGGTAGTGAAAATTTAGTATTTGCAGTTGTTAAAGCTGAAATTTCCGTATTTGTTCCGTTATAAGCATATTTTACTTTAGAAAACGCATTTGCTGAAGGACATACTGAAATCTTAAGTGAATTACCCAAGACACCAGGATATTTTGCGGCAAATGCAGTATTAGCTAATGTTGCCAATGTTGAATACTGATATTCAAAATCTGTTAAATTTTTAATAATTAAATCGTCTACTGTTCCAGTATTTGCTACAGCTGTATTACCGCCTGCATTTGCTCTTGAGATATAAAGCTGATTACCGTATGCTAGAAAGTTAGCAGCAGTAAAGAATGTTTCGAAATTATTTGCTGTTGGTTTACCGTACTGATTGACCAATTCATCCTCAGAAGAGATAAGAACTCTTTCTTCTATAGGACCCCAACGAAAAACTCCTGCAAAAGCACCTTCTGTAGAAGATACCGCAGGAACGATAGTTGTTAAGTCAATTTCTGATACGTTAACACCAGGACTTATTTGAAATGCCATTTGTTTCTCCTTTTATAATATAAACAATCATATCTTGTACGTTTATTTATAAAATCTCAATTTAGAAGAAATCGCTCAAATTCGTTGTCAGTCATAGGACGTGGATTGATTTCTTCTCGCCCGTCATCGATGATCCCGAATGGTGTAAAATCATCTTCTACTTCTTCTACGATCCTTCTTCTTATGTCAGTATTAGAGACATCTTTGAAGTAATTCTGGTTGACCATCCATGCAAACAACACTAGACACATCACGAGATCGTCATGATATCCTTCTTCTGCATTATATGATGTTCCGTCTACGACATAAGTAGATAGCTCATTGATGACATCATAGTCATTCAGAAATATCTTATCACCTTCGATGATAGACTTGAGATTTGAGCATCCTATCCGCTTCGTGACCTTAGTCGTCTTGATGCCTAACCTGTTCTGATTCCCAGCTCCGCCGATCACAGTTCCTTTACGCCCGCTCATCTTAGTCATCACGACATTCTCATACTCGAGATCTTGATGTAGGATATTGACGACCTGAGATCCTATATTGACTTCGACTAGTATAGAAGCTTCATTATAATACCTCCCGATGCTAGCAAGAAGCGTAGGGAACAACAATTGAGAAATATTTGCATCTTTATATGTTGCGACTAGCTCATACGGTATCGTGCTACAATCTACTACGACAAATGATGAGCTATCTTGGCCGAGACCTTCTGATACATCAACAGTTATAGAATATACATGATCTTTGATAGGTTCTTTGTATATCTTAACACCATGTTGTTCCCTAAAAGGTGTATTGAATACGAGCTTAGACAATATGTTAGGATGGATGAGGGTATTGGTCGATCCGAGAAACTCACAGTCAAATTCTTGTCTGAACTGCTCCGCAGACGTGCTCCTGATCATCAGTTCTTTCCATTCCTCATCCCGGCCGGGAACATCTGACCAATGGACGTCTACTCGAGCATAGTCATTATTTCCGTTGACAGAATCCATCCATATCTTATAGAATAAGTTCATCCCGTTAGGAGTAGACGTGATTATCAATTTAGATGATTGACCTGAAGAGATCGTAGGGAAGACGGATGCAAAGAACTGATCTTGTATGTTTCTCTGAACGAACGCAAACTCGTCAAGATAGATGAGATTGTATGATTGTCCACGGATCGCTGAAGATGATGTAGAAGAAGCGAGCATCTTCGATCCATTTTCAAGCTCTATGTTTCCTTTGTTCCATTCGACGATGCCTTGCTGGAGCCATTTAGGTAACCACTCATATGCTAATTGGACACGGGATAATATCTCTCTCGCCTGCCTCTCTTTGTTTGCGAGGACTGCGACATTATAGTTCTCATTGAATAGCACTTTATGAAGGAGGTATCCGACAACACCCGTTGTCTTGCCGACCTGACGAGGCATCTTACAGATAGTGAAGCGATGATCATCGAATGACTTGAACATCCTCTTCTGATAGTCGAAAGGTTTGAATGGTATCAGGCCTCTATCGACAGATACGATCTTGACATAAGTCTCACAAAAGTAATCGACATCTCGAGAACACTTGATGTATTCTTCGATCTGCTCTTTCGTATAATCGATCTTGATATCTTTGCGTTTTAGATTCTTATTACCTAAGTAATATGTGAGCTCACTCGTTACCATTTTTAATCATCTTTAAAAGTTCTGCAGAAGAACCGACAAATAAGTTATTGTTCGTCACTTGTGCTTTTTCGGGTTCTCTCGCTTCTAATTCTTTTCTCGTCTTTGCTAGCTGAAGAAGGTCCTTGTTTGCATCGACCATAGTCTTGATCAGATTAGTGACAACTTCGTAAGCACGAGGAGACTCTGATTGCTTAGCGACATCCATGATATCTTCTAAGGCATTGTTGCCTTTTTCTATAACATCATATAGATTACGGCGAGCGTATTCGTAGTCATCGTTCTTTTCGGCCTTTAAAGCAGGAAGCACAGAAGTCAATCTACCAGATTGATCGATTGGATCTAATCCTAAAGAGTTAGAAATCATATCTTTTCTCATTATATATTATCTTCCGTTGTGATCACAAATCCGTAATTATCATCTTCATCGATCTGGCTCAATGCCACAGACAATTCTACATTTGATGTAGGTTCACCCGTAGCAGTCAACCCTGGCCTGATCAGAGTGGTCACAGCTCCTGTGTTTGCTGTCGTATCGGCATAAAGGACGACCTGGCTCAGCTTGATCAGTTTGCTCTCAGTCACAGGACCAAAGAAGTAACATTTCATCGTAAATGTGAGAGTAAATGTCAATACTCTTCTGGTGATAAAATCTGCAGCGTATGAGTCGTCTATCGCAACATTATCAAGGACGACAGGAATGTCAGTGACGTTATCGAAGTCGTTGCCTAATAGTTTTGCAGATATTGTCCATTCTGGCGTGAAGTACGGGATGATCTGCTCTACGATACGAAGGCCATCTTCCATGGTCTTTGCCATGATATCAAGCCTGAATCCCACATCATAGGGAACAGGATTGAACACCTTATCATATACATTGACGCCATTGATGTTCTTCCTAGATGCGATCTTATTGATCGTCTGTAATTTACGATCCGGCGCATAATTGATGGAAGATATCTCGAATGCCATGCGAGGTAGTTTGATAGCGGTCAATGCTACTGCATCAGGATTGTCTTCGATACGAGCAAGGAACTTTTCTCTAGGTCCGTATGCGATAGGAACCTTGAATGTCTGCTCAAGACCTCCTGTGGAATTCTTACGTTCGATCTTTATGTTATTGAACAGCGTGCCGAAGATCACGACATACTTCTTGAATAATGAGTTATAGAAGGGAGAACTACCTAACATTATGCTCTCCTATCGCTCTCACTGAAAGGATCTCTCTCAGTGAAGTCAA